GCAACGCATGGCACGGGCGCAGGTCAGTGGTCAGCCCGTAAAGCACAGCTTGTTGCCAAGAAGTACAAAGCTGCTGGTGGAGGTTATCGTGATTAAAGGTCATGCTGAAGACTGTGCGCTAAATGAAGATGGGCCATGCACTTGTGGCACATATGAAGTCCTAGAAGAGTTGGCGCTTGAAGAAGCTGGATTGTCTGCTGAAGATTTTGAATGAAAGACCCACAGCAATCCCTCAAAGATTGGGGCGACCAGAAGTGGCGCACCAAGAGCGGTAAGCCATCCAGTAAAACTGGTGAGCGGTATCTGCCTGAGAAGGCGATTGCAAGTCTTAGCCCTTCTGAGTATGCTGCGACGACTAAAGCCAAGCGTGCGGGCAAAGCCGCAGGCAAACAGTTTGTAGCGCAGCCAAAGTCTGTAGCTAAGAAAACCGCTAAATTTAGATAAAGCGAGGAAGTGATGGGTGGTGGAGCAGGATTTGGGAGCGTTGCCTCCCCACAACAACCGGAACGTAGTTCCCCTACGCAACCACAGAACCCCTACAGATCGCCGACAATAACCAACCCATACTCCCCAGCGGATCAGCGCCAGTTTGGGTTCCAGATCCCGTATCAGTTGCAAATGAATCAGCAACGGCAGATGCCGCAGTTAGGACCGGATGATAGGGAAATTACTACAATGCCGATAAGGGAACCGCAACAAGGCGGTTCTGGCAATTCTCAGCGGCTAGTACTGACCCAGCAACAAATAGATCAGGCACAACCGCAACAACAGCAATTCAACCCATACCGACAACAGCAATTCAACCCATACCGACAACAGCAATTCAACCCGTACATGCAACAACAGCGGCCCAATCCCTATCAAATGTACGGCGGGTTAGGTAGTTTGTTTAATATGCAAGACGCATACTCGCAAAGACCAGCGCCAACTACGCAAGCACAATCAAACGAAGCGAACAGAAAGCTTTTGGAAAGATACAAAACCACTGCGCAACAGCCTGCACAACAGCCTGTACAGCAACAGCCTGTACAGCAAGCAGCGCCGTATGAGTACTATAATTCCGCAGACGGCTACTAATAATGGCAAATACTTCCGGCCAAACCACGTTTAACCTTGACCTGACGGAACTGGTCGAGGAAGCTTTTGAGCGTGCTGGCTCGGAGTTGCGTTCGGGGTACGATCTTCGTACGGCTAGGCGGTCGCTCAACCTGATGTTTGCTGACTGGGCAAACCGAGGCATCAATCTGTGGACTATTGAGCAGGGCACGATCAATCTTGTGCAGGGTCAGAATACTTATCCGGTGCCAGACGACACCGTTGATTTGCTTGAGCATGTGATCCGCACCAACGCCAACAGTACATCTAACCAGTCAGACCTGACGATCACCCGCATCAGCGTATCAACGTACGCTACGCTTCCAAACAAACTGGCGCAAGGCAGACCCATTCAAGTCTGGGTGCAGCGTTATAACGGACAGACAACGCCAGTCTCAGCCACGCTGAGCACAACAATCAATAGCACAGACACCACAATCACGGTGAGTTCTGCGGCAAATCTGCCCGCTGCTGGGTTTGTGAAGATTGACTCAGAGATTATCAATTACGGCTACATAACCGGCAACACGCTATATAACTGTTTCCGTGCGCAGCAGAACACAACGGCAGCGGCACACACGGCAGGCGCTACAGTTTATTGGCAACAGACCCCGGCTATTACTGTTTGGCCCACACCAGATAATTCGACCCCATACCAGTTTGTTTATTGGCGCATGCGTCGCACGCAGGATGCCGGTGGCGGTGTCAACGTCATGGACGTTCCGTTTCGGTTTATTCCGTGCATGGCTGCGGGGCTTGCGTACTATGTGGCTTTGAAAGTTCCTGATGGTATGCAGCGCCTTGATGTGCTGAAGATGCAGTACGACGAAACGTGGGAGTTGGCTGCACAAGAAGACCATGAGAAAGCTTCTTTGCGCTTGGTGCCGCGCCAGATGTTTATTGGGTATGGTCCGTAAATGGGCAATAGGTTTTCATCCGGCAAAAACAGTATTGCCGAGTGCGACCGCTGTGGGTTTAGGTACAAGCTGTCGCAGCTTAAGAAAGAAGTAGTCAAGACTAAGATATATAATCTATTGGTTTGTCCTAGTTGTTGGAATCCAGATCAGCCGCAGTTGCAGTTGGGGATGTATCCGGTAGATGACCCGCAGGGGGTGCGCGATCCGCGCAGAGATAACAGCTACCAAGTGTCCGGACTTCTTGCGGACGGTTATTCGGGCGGCGGTAGCAGGATTTTTCAGTGGGGCTGGAACCCGGTTGGTGGAGCGAGTTTTTTCGATACTGCGCTTACACCAAACAACTTGGTTTTGCAGGTGCAATTGGGTACAGTAACGGTTGTGACGACATAGGAGTCATCATGGATAAAAAGATGGTAAAGGCAATCGCGGATACGGAAGTGAAAGCCCACGAAAAGCGGCTACACAAAGGCGTCAAGAAAATGAAGGCCGGTGGCCCAACTACGGACGACCGTATGAAGTACGGTAAAAACTTGTCCCGCGCTATGAACCAAGGTAGCAAATAATGGCTAAATTCAGCATGAAACAAGGCGGCAAGGAAGTCGGCCCTGCCGAGGTGTATGCACCTCCGCACACGATGGACGGCAAAGCCGGGGTCGATCTGAGCAACAACGGGTATGGCACGGGCAAGCGTATTAAACCAGAAGATGTGGCGCTGAGTGTTGGTGAGTTCCGCTCTAAGCCATACGCCGAGGTCAAGACGACCGGCATCAAAATCCGTGGTACTGGCGCTGCAACTAAAGGCACGATGGCTCGGGGGCCAATGGCGTGAACTACGCTGAACTTGTAACTGCGGTCTCCGACTATACGGAGAATACGTTCCCAACTGCGAACATTAATACGTTCATTGAGCAGGCGGAACAGCGCATTTACAACACGGTTCAGTTCCCTTCGCTTCGTAGAAACGTCACCGGGGTGACGGTGCCGTCAAACAAGTATCTTGCTTGCCCAGATGATTTCCTGTCTTCGTACTCTTTGGCGGTTGTTGACGCGACGGGCAACTACTCGTACTTGCTGAACAAGGATGTGAACTTCATACGTGAAGCGTACCCCCAGCCTACAGACACGGCGCTGCCCAAGTACTACGCGCTGTTTGGCCCACGGTCGAGCGACGTAAATGAGTTGACTTTTATCCTCGGCCCAACTCCAGACGCCATATACACAATGGAGTTGCACTACTTCTTCTACCCGCCTTCGATTGTCACTGCGGGGAATAGCTGGCTGGGCGATAACTTTGATACGGTGCTGTTGTACGGGACTCTTGTGGAAGCCTACACGTTCATGAAAGGTGAGCAGGATATGATGGCGTTGTACGACGGTAAGTACAAAGAAGCGCTTGGTCTTGCTAAACGTCTGGGTGACGGACTTGAGAGGCAAGATGCTTATCGTTCTGGTCAATATAGACAGCCGGTGACTTGATGAAAACTTGCACCAAATGTAACAGCAATAAAGAAATCAGCATGTTTCATAAAGGAAACAATGCTGACGGATATCGTACTTGGTGTAAAACATGCGTAGCCGATTATAAAAAACAATACAAAATAAAAAATGCCGAACGTATAAAAAAAGTTCAACGTGAATACGACGCAGTACAAAACCCTTTAAGGCGAGAATACTTCCAAAAAAGGTACGCTGATAAAAAAGAACATATTCTTGCGGTTAACAGGGCTTATAGAAAAGCAAATTTGCACAAGTACGCAGCAAAAGAAATAAAGCGCAAGTTAGAAAAAACGCGAAGGACTCCGGCTTGGCTAACGGACGACGATTACTGGATGATTGAGCAGACGTACGAGTTGGCTGCGCTTCGCACTAAAATGTTTGGTTTTCGGTGGGAGGTAGATCACATCATCCCCTTACAGGGTAAGAAAGTTTCTGGGTTCCATGTGCCCAACAACTTACAAGTGATACCATGTACTGTAAACCGCCAAAAGCATAACAGGTATGAGGTGTGACCTTGAGCTTCACGGGAAACTGGACAACCAATACGTTTAAGACTGGGCTTCCTAGTGGGACGTTCAACTTCAACACGGGTACAACGCAGGTCTTCAAGATCGCGTTGTACACCAACGCCGCTACGTTAGATGCGACAACCACTGGATATACTGCAACAGGCGAGGTTTCTGCCTCGGGGTATACCGCTGGGGGGCAAGTCCTTGTTATTAGCCAAGTCCCTACTGTGGGTGCTACCGGCACGACTGCGTACTGGTCATTCGATAACGCCGTCTGGTCTACTGCGGTTACTGCGCGGGGGGCGTTGATTTATCTGGCTGACGGCGCTTCTAACCCAGCTATCTGTGTGCTAGATTTTGGCGCAGACAAGACTTCGGCCACTACTTTTACAGTACAATTTCCAGCAGCTACAAACACTGCGGCAATTATCAGGATTGCGTAACCGTGGAAAAACTACTGGCGTCTGGTGAGTTCCATGTTCTTTGCTACGACAAAGACGGGAACCTTAAGTGGGAAGAAAAAAACCACAACCGAGTAGTGAACGTGGGTCTTCAGTATATGGCTGGATCTGCGCTGGCTGGTGGTACGCAAATCACGACTTGGTTTATTGGGCTTGTGACTGGGCCGGGATCAAGCGTTACATACTCCGCAAACGACATAATGTCAAGCCACGCTGGGTGGACGGAGTTTACAGGCTACAGTCAAGCTACTCGCAGACCAGCAACATTTACCTCTGCTACTACGGCTAACCCCTCGGTTGTAACCAACGCAACCTCTGCTGCGGCGTTTACTATTAGTACTAGTGGGACTGTTGCCGGGGCTTTTCTGGTTGATACCAATATAAAAGGTGGCACGGCGGGTACTTTGTTTTCGGCATCAAACTTCACAGGCGGAAATCGCGTGGTTACTTTGAATGACACCGTGACTGTGACATATACATTTAGTTTAACGGCGGCTTAATCATGGCTTTTGTTGTTGCTGATCGGGTAAAGGAAACCAGCACTACTACTGGTACAGGCGCGATGGCTTTGGCTGGGGCGGTGACGGGGTTTCAGTCTTTCGCATCCGGGGTCGGGAACAGCAATACGACCTATTACGCAATTGCTAACCAAGCTACTACGGAATGGGAAGTTGGTTTTGGGACGCTTGATTCTACTAGTGCAAATCTGGCCCGGACAACGGTCCTTGCATCAAGTAACGGCGGCTCACTAGTTGCATTTACGGCAGGGACGAAAGAAGTATTTGTCACCCAACCAGCTACTCGGACGCTTGTTCAAGCCAGCGGCGGGGGCACTACTGCTGGTGTTTTATTTTATACCGGCTCCGGCGTTGCCACAGCAACAAGTGCGCTTACGTTTGATGGGGCCAATTTCGCAACGACGGGATCTGCTACAGCGGGCAGTTTTTCAACGGCTGGGACTTCTACAGCGGGCAGTTTTTCAACGGCTGGGACTTCTACAGCCGCAAGTCTAATTCCCACAAGCAGCACTGCGCCTACCAACGGCGTGTACTTACCCGCCGCCAACACGGTAGGGTTTGCTACTAATAGTACTGGCGTTGTGTACATAAATGCTTCCGGCAACCTACTGGTTGGCACGCCAACTAGTGGAAAAAGACTGACGGTTTCCGATTCGATCGAGTCTAGTGCCACGTTTATACGAACCAGCAACACTGTAGGTGACGAAGGGTTGATTGATTTTCAACTACAAAACAGCAGTAGCGCTGCGGTTATATATTCGCAGATTGGTGCGTCCATTATCAGTAATACTGCGGGGGCAGTTACCGGCGCGTTTGTAATAAACACAACGAATGCTTCGGTAAGCGCGGAGAAGGTCCGTGTTGATAACGCTGGGAACATGCAAATGCAGACCGGCGCGGTTATGCCGTATACCCCGACTCCGGGTTCAATTTCTGCGGCTACAACGCTTACAAACGCTCAACTGCAAACGCAACTTATTAACACCACCGGCACTTCGTTTACACTAACAATGCCGTTAGGTACGACGCTTGATACGTTGGCAAATTGGGCAGCAGTAGATGTGGGCTACGACTTTGTTATTATCAACACTGCGTCCGGCACCATCACAATGGCAGTAAATACAGGCGTCACTTCTGTTGGTACGCTTACGGTTTTAACAGGTATTTCCGCCCGATTCCGTATTCGCAGAACTGCTGCAAGCACATACATTTTGTATCGGATTTAAAAATGCTCTACGGTGACGGACCCTATAGCGCACAACCTTACTCAACTTCAAACCCTACGGCATATTCGGTAGCGGTGGTTGAGGCGGGGGTGGTGGCTGATGCAGGTCAAAGTCCGATTTGGGTGGAAATCTCTACCTCGCAAGATCCGGTGTGGACTGACATCCCGACAAACTAAAGGATTGCAATGGCAACTTCATATACCCCGCTTCTTGGGCTTGCCCTCCCCGTTCAGGGGGAGTTGTCCGGCGTTTGGGGCGATACGGTCAACAACTACATCACTAGTTATCTTGATGCGTCAGTTGCTGGGGCGCTGACGGTTACTGGGGACACAACGCTCACGAAGACTACCAACAGCAGTCTTGGGGCAACATCATCTCAATATGCGATTATTATCGCGTCTCCGACATCAGCCAACATCACTATCACTGCCCCGGCAGCAAGCAAGACCTACGTAGTCATCAATACGTCAGCGACGTACACCGTCACATTTAGGGGCGCTGGCCCAACAACAGGCGTGACGCTTCCCATATTGGGGAAATCCATTCTTGCGTGGAATGGTTCTGACTTTGTGAACGTCGGTGGTGGTATTGGCACTTCGACAAACAATCAAGTTCTGTATAACAGTAACGGTGGCACTGCTGGTATTTCCCCCGGAACAGCAGGTAACGTACTAACGTCAGACGGTACTACTTGGACATCCGGGGCGGCACCAACAAACCAAGCCAAAGCCACAATGATCACTTTTATTTTTGGAACATAAGTCATGGCAAACCCGAACCTTCTTGCCGCAACGACGGCATCCGGCACTACAACTTACTACACGCCTTCGGTAACAACAGCGGTTGTTTTAGTTCGTAACGCGGCATCATCTGGGCAGGTCTTCAAGATCAATCAGATCGTTGCAGCTAACGTCAACGGATCTACGGCAATTAATGCCACGGTAAGTATCTACACCAACGGCGCTGTAGCTCAAGGTTCTGCGCCAGCAGGGGGTACTGCCTACCCCATCGCTTCGGCTATTTCAGTCCCATCAAACGCATCTTTAATTGTGGTAGACAAGACCACGCAGATATATCTGCAAGAAGGAACATCAATCTCGGTGACTTGTAGCACTGCAAACGGTATTACATTTAGCGTCAGTTATGAAGT